CCAGCTTTTAAAATTGATATATATAAATCGAATAATGAAACTTTTGGATCATTAATAGATAATCCATCTAAGCCTATAGAAAATAATGATATACAATTTAATAATATTAATAAATCAAATGAAGAAATATTAGCAGAATTTCAAAGAGAAGCTGGCCCATTAAGATCTAACGAATAATATATGCCAAAAAAGAAAAAAGTTATTCGTCCTACTTTCGAAGATTCTATTGATATTATAGATTCAGAAATTAAAAAACGAAAACATCGTTGGCATTTAACCGCAATTTCATGGATGGATTTTGAAGATGTATCTCAGAGACTCAGAATCCATATTTATAAGAAATGGGCTAAATGGGACCAAGATCGACCATTACGACCATGGTTAAATCAAGTTATTAATCATCAAATGACTAATATGCTTAGAAATCATTATTCTAATTTTTCCAGACCATGTTTAAAATGTCCATTTAATACTGGAGACTATGGATGTTCTGTTTATGGTTCGCAAAATAATTCATGTAAAGAGTATAAAAAATGGGAGAAAAGTAAAAAGTCTGCTTATGATGTAAAATTTCCATTAAGTATACATAGTCCAAATCATGAAAATCCAGAAACAACACTAGAAAGTGTATTACATGATACGGAAAATATTATTAATATAGAAACTGTATTACCAGCATTTCATGAAATTATGAAAAAGAATTTAAGTAATATTGAATGGAAAGTTTATGACTATATGTTTTTACAAAATTTAGATGAACCCGAAGTTGCAAAAAAAATGGGTTATAAATTAAGTTTAAAAGAAGGCAGGCCCGCTTATCGTCAAATTAGTAAAATTAAATCTAGAATATTGCAAAAAGCTCGGGAATTAGTAAGTGAGGTTATATGAGCGATTTAACACTTGAACAGGGGAATAGGGTGCGGGAAATATTAAAGAAAAATCCTGAAGCAAGTATCTCTGAAATTACTATTTATGCATATGACGATCCATCTATGGATAGTCGCAGCAAAGAAGGTCGTGCTGTTAAAAAATTTTTATTAGATAACAAGATAGAATATAAAAATCGTTCGGTATTTACACGCGATCGTATTGAATTAACAAAAGAACAGCAAGAGTTTATAGAAAATAATTATAAAAATCAACATTATTTAGATATGGCGAAAATCTTATTTAAAAATAATGATTTAACCCATTTAAATTTAGAGGCACGCGAAGTAAATAAATATGTAGAGATAATTCAGAAAAAAGATCCAACACATTTAGAAATGAATACTTACGTTCCAAAAGAACGTAATAATAATCCACTCGGAGAATATTTTCCACCACGTAGATCTGATCAAACTTTATATAGAATTAATAGATATTTAAATTTAGGCTGGGAATTGGAAAAATTAAAAGCAGTACAAATAAAACAGGTAGATACACTTCAAAGATATTTAAACACTTTTAGTTTTTGTTATCAAATTAACACTTATAGGCGCGATGATGATAGGAAATTATTTGAAGATGCATTTATTCGTTATACTTATGATAAAGATGATTTAACTCAAGAAGAGTTGGATCAATTTATTGTATTATGTACAGAAGTGGTTACCGCATCGACTATTCTTCAACAAGTAGAAGACTTGCGTCAGACTCTTAGACAGGCTAGTGAGGAAGAAGAGGGTCGTAATATTAAGATGCAACTTAATGAAGCTATTAGCAACTTACAAACTGAGTATAACCAATGTCGTGGGCGTCAGAATAAATTATATAAATCGCTTGTAGACGACAGATCTAAAAAAATACAAGAACGTAAACAGGAAAATGCAAGTATTTTAAATTTAGTTCAGGCATGGAAAGATGAAGAGCGCCGTAAAAGTATTATTCACCTTGCTGAAGCTCAGAAGCAAAATCTTGAAGGAGAGGCTAAACGTTTATCTTCTATGGATGAATTAAAGGCGGTAATTCGCGGAATTGATATAGATGAAATGGTTCATAGCTAATATAATTATTATGGACAAAAATAAAATGTATTTAAAATGTAAAGTCTGTGGAAATGATTTTAATTATTTTATAGATCTAAAAGATCATTTAAGAAATTACCATAAGTTATCTGCTAAGACTTATTTTGAATCTAATTATAGACGTATTGATCGTTTAAATGGTGAAAAATTAGAATATAAAACGTTTGATCAATATGTTACCTGCGATTTTAAAGATAAAAAAAATTATAAAAATTGGTTAAAAACTTTATCTAAAGAAGAATGCGCCGACTATTTTAAACATAAACTATTACAGTATTGTGATTTAAAAAATTTAGAATATTCACCATCTCAAGTAGAATGTCAAACAATTAATTGTTTAATTCCAGTTAGTAGTATGGAAGGATTTTCTGGACTCACATATAATGAGATATGCGAATCAATAAATTTAAAAACAAGATTTAACTATGAAATTCCAGATGATATTTCTTTTGTTGATATTCCACAAATTATAGTAGATACGCGTGAACAAAAACCATTTAAATTTGAAAAATACGCATTAATAGAATCTAAATTAGAATATGGTGATTACTCTCTTCATCCTGAAAAAGCATTAGCTGTCGAGAGGAAAAGTTTGGCTGATTTATATGGAACTTTAAGTGGAGGCTTTGAAAGGTTCGAACGTGAAATTTTAAAAGCAAAAAAAATGAATGGTTATATTGTAGTAGTTGTAGAGTCAACTCTCAATAGCATGTTATATCAAAAACAAAAGTTTTCTAAAGCTTCGGGAGAATTTATTGCTCATAATATGCGTAAATTATTAAGAACATATGATAATCTTCAGTTTGTTTTTTGCGATGGTCGTGAAGAAGCTAGAAATAAAACTTTACATATTTTAGCAATGGATACTGAAGCATTCGGTATAGATTTACAATATTACTTTGATACAATATGGCAATCATTGTAGGCAATCAACAGAAATCCAAACCATTAGGTAACGTCAATCAAGAGCTACTTAAATTAAAGGGGGACTTGACAGATGAAGAGGCAAGGATTAGTCTTGCTAAATTTCTAAGGTATAATCTTGGTTTTACTACGGAATTATCTCTTGGCTTAACATTAGAAGCTTACCAAGAATTAACACTTAATTCTTTTTTTAATAGGAACTATTGTATGTTAGTTTGGGGGCGTGGTGGAGCAAAAAGTTTTTGTGCTGCAATCTATTGTATTCTTAAATGTATACTAGAGCCTGGAACTAAAATACTTATTGCATCTATTAACTTTCGTACTAGTCGCCGTGTATTTAATGAAATAGAAAAATTTCTTAGTTCACCACAAGCCGCTCTTGCTCGTCAATGCTTTGGTTTAAAAAGCAAACGTAATGATCAATATGAATGGCAAATTAATGGTGGTAGTATTACAGCTATTCCATTAACTGGAGAAAAAATTCGTGGTATTCGTGCAAACGTACTTATTCTTGATGAATTTTTACTTTTACCACCAGATATTATTGACAATGTTCTTATTCCTTTCTTGAGTTCGCCAAGAGATGTTGGCGAGCGTATTCGTATTAGAAAGTTAGAGGAAGAATTAATTAAAAAAGGTTTATTACATGAAGATAATAGACATATATTTGAAAATACATCCCAAATGTTATGTTTGAGTTCTGCTAGTTATACTTTTGAACATTTATTTAGGGTATACCAGCAGTGGTCCACATTAATAGAAAATCCCGAGGCACAAGAGTCTAAAGAAGGCGAACTGCCTGGAACTTATTTTATTTCTCAATTAAGTTATGAAGCACTACCCCCACACATGGTAGATCAAGGTGCTATTCAAGTAGCTCAAAGTGGAGGTAGCTCGCATCATTCATTTCTTCGTGAGTATTGTGCGCGTTTTATTGATGGTGGAGATAGTTATTTTTCTCCTAAAAAAATGCACTCATGCACAATTCCAGATGGTGAATATCCAACTACAAAAGTTATAGGAGATACTGATAAAAAATATATACTATCAATCGATCCAAATTTTAGTTCGTCTAAAACTGCCGACTATTTCGCAATGAGTGTTATTGAATTAGATGAAGAAAAAAAACAGGGGGTTCTTGTCCATGGTTATCAAGCAGCTGGATCTTCTCTACAAGATCATATTAAGTATTTTTATTATTTATATAAAAACTTTAATATTAATTTAATTGTTATTGATCATGCAGGTGCTGATACTTTTATAGATGCAGTTAATAACTCTGAGTATATGAAATCCGCAAATCGTAAAATTGGTTTTATAGATTTTGATTCGGATAAAGAAAATGAGGATTACTCATCAATGGTAAAAAACTGTGCGCGACAATATAATAAAGATTTTGGAAATATTTGTGTTAAACAATTCTTTACTTCGGCATTTTTAGGTAGAGCTAACTCCTATTTACAAACCTGTATTGACCATAAAAAAATTTGGTTTGCCTCGCGTGCAAGCAATCATCCAGATATACTTGAGAATATTTTCTCAATGAATCTCCCTATGGAGTATATTTACCCTAGAGGTATTGGTGAAAAAGCTGATAATGAATATGAGACAAAAAAATTAACAGTTAGAGAATTTATTGAACAGCAAGACTTTATTATACAAGATACTAAAGATCAGTGTGCAAATGTAGAAGTTACTACAACCTCTAGAGGCACTCAGAGCTTTGACTTGCCATCACATTTAAGAAAATCAACCAGTATTAATAGGGCTAGAAAAGATAATTATACGACTCTTATGTTAGCCAACTGGGGTGTTAAAATTTATTTTGATTTAATGGCTCCAGAGAATTTTATTAAAAAAAATGTACAATTCGTAGCAGAACTTATCTAATAAATAAGATTTTGGTGTAATAAACTATTATAATAAATTATGGCGAGCACTAAAAATGTAAAATTCCCAGAGCCAGAGATGATTGAAGGTTCGGTAAAATATAAAAATTCTATAGAAGTAAAAGCTAGTCGTGGAGACTCAAATTCTTCTGTTAGAAGAAATCGTTCTACGACTATTTCTAGAACTGATAAATATTCTAATATTGAAGGAGGGGTAATTCCATTTACTTATGGCGGTGGACATGGTAGATATAATTCTAATATCAGTATTCGTGATACCATTATTCTTTGCCAAAAAGCCTATTATAATTTTTCAATTTTTAGAAATACAATTGATTTAATGACGGAATTTAGCTGTTCACCTATTTATTTTACAGGTGGTAATGAGCAATCACGTAAATTTTTCCAAGCATGGGGGGACAGAGTTAATCTTTGGAAATTACAAGATATGTTTTTCCGTGAATTTTATAGAAGTGGTAATGTATTTTTATATAAATTAAATGCTGCATTTACAAAACAAGATATGCGCGTTATTTCAGATTTAATTACTACAGAAGCACGTGCTGGAGAAGTTCCTATTAGATATATAGTTTTAAATCCAGCTGACATTCAAGCTATTGGATCGGCATCTTTTATTAGTCCAAAATATATTAAAATATTAAATGATTTTGAAATGCAGGTTTTAACTAACCCTTCTTCCGATCAAGATAAACAATTATCAATGCGTGTTAAGAATATCAAAGATTTACAGGACAAAACCAATATTAGTATGACTAATCAATATATGGTTTTTGAATTAGAGCCTGAAAGATTTATTCCAATATTTTATAAAAAACAGGATTACGAACCATTTGCCATTCCAATGGGTTTTCCAGTATTAGAAGATATTAACTGGAAACAAGAACTAAAGAATATGGATATGGCTATTAGTCGTACAATCCAACAAACCGTGCTTCTTGTTACTATGGGTAACGACGAAATCGGTATGCCTACAAAAGAACAGATAGGAACGCTTAGAAAAATATTTGAAAATGAAAGTGTTGGCCGTATTCTTGTAACAGATTATACTACTAATATTAAATTTATTATTCCAGAAATTGGACAGATTCTTGATCCTAGAAAATATGAAGTTGTAGATCGTGATATTCGTTATGGTCTTAATAACGTGCTTTTTGGTGAGGAAAAATATGCTAATACCAGTACTAAAATAGAAGTATTTCTTTCACGTTTAAAACACGCGCGCGAAACTTTCATGAACGAATTTTTAATCCCAGAAATGAAAAAAATTAGTAAAGATTTGGGTTTTAAAAACATTCCAACTCCGAGATTCAAAGATGCTGATTTTAAAAGTGATGCAAATTTAACACGTACTTATTCTAGACTTATTGAACTTGGGGTATTAACCCCAGAAGAGGGTCTTACGGCAATTGATACTGGACGTTTACCACTTCCAGATGAAAGTATTAAATCACAAAAAGAATTTATAAAATTACAGGATGAAGATGGTTTATATCGCCCATTATTAAATAAACCACAAATGGGTGCTGGTGCGGGTTCTGATCCGAGTGGTCGTCCAGCTGGAACTGGAACCCCACAAACAACTAAAACCCCTGGAAAAATTGGAGTTAAAGCAAGTGAAGATAAGCCGCAAGTTAATGCCGATCTTGTGGCTAAAAATTTAATTAAATTCGATACTTTAGTTGAATCCGTAAGTTCTTATTTGAAAGAAAAATATAGTAGAAAAAATCTTTCTAAAGAACAGAAAGACATAATTAAAACAGTAGCTGAAACAATTGCTACTAATGAAGATCCTAAAGATTGGCAAAATAAAATTGAAAATTATATAAACAAACCCGTACAAATAACTGTAAATATGAATGAAATTCAAGCTATTGCTGAAGAATATGGCGTAGATTATAAAACAGCAATTCTTCTTTATCATAGTAGAATAAAATAAGTTATGAGTAAAAGTTTAATACGTAAAAATCAATTACATCCAGATATTAGTGATCTTGTGGGTCAGTATGGTAGTGGATTTTTTGTAACTTCGGGTCAGGTTTCGGGTATCTCCGCTGGAACAGCGGCTACATCTTTATCTTTTAGTGGTGATAGAACTATTACAAGAACTAGTTTTCCATATGGAGAAAATGTTGGTGGATCAACAGTCATAGAATTTTTAAATAATGTATTTTTTCCACCACCACCATTTGTTCCTGCGACTATTAATTTAACTAACCCATATCCAGATTTACGTGAATACGGAAAAAGCGCTGATACAATTAATAGCGTTAATTTTAATGGATCAATTACAGCAAATAGTTCAACTGGAATAAAAAATTTAATATATCGAGTAAACGGAGTTCAACAGGGGTCCACAGTATCAAATCCTAGCACTTCTTTTACGAATATTGTAAACGCTCTTAATATTAATGATACTTCGTCTATATCAGTAGAAATTACTCGTGATATAGATGTTAATGGAAATACAAGTCTCACTAATAGTACTCAAACAATTAATTTTGTAAAACCATATTATTGGGGGTATGCTTTAACTCAAGGAGCTACACCAATTACTATTAGAACAGTTGCTAATCTTGTTGGAAATCAACAATTTAGTAAAGGTTTATCTTCTAGTCCATCATCGTTAACTTTAACTTTTTCACCTGGTGATTTATCCTCTGACCCTGGAGCTTATATGTATTTTGCTTATCCAAATGAATGGAATAATTTAAGTTCTGCCATAGGTAGTAATTACGATTTATTACCAAATTTTACTTTATCTCAAATTACAGATACAGGTTGGTTACAAAATAACACGTCTTGGACTTATAAAAAATATGTATATAATCTTCAAAGCACCGCAACAGATTATAGTATAACTTTTAATTTTTAATAATATGGCCGTACAATTACCTTCAGATTTTAATGTTCAAGTAAATTTACCTCTAGATGATAGATATATTGTAAACTCTATTACTGAGCTAAACAGTATACATAATAGGTATTCTGGAATGATAGTATACGCTATAGACACTAAGCAATTATATTATTTACAGGATAAAAGTACAAATACGTGGTCTGGTGTCGGTGGCGGTGGTGGTACAAATTTTGATATAATAACAGTTACAGCTACAGGAGAAAATATTGTTTATACAACTGGGGATCAAAATATTAGCGGTAATAAAACTTTTAAAACAAGTATAACTACACCATACATCAATAGTAGTAGTGTGACTTTATCTAATTATAAAATAGATTTAGACAATGGATATTTGGGTAAAAATATAGTCGTATCTCCAGATACCCCACAATCTTTAAATTGGATAAGAAAAGAATTATCTGGTGCATGGAAATTTAATATTCGCCCCACCGTTAATGGAACTGGCGTTCTTTTACAGGGTGAAACAACCGCTGGAACTGTTCAAAATGCTGTTTATACCACTGGAAATCAAACAATTAGTGGGGTAAAAACTTTCGTATCTCGCCCTACGGTTAATGGAACTGGCGTTCTTTTACAGGGTGAAACAACCGCTGGAACTGTTCAAAATGCTGTTTATACCACTGG